GATTAAGCAATCATTTAATAAACCACTTTTTTAAAAGCTTATGTCAGCTATAATTGAAAAATTAAAAGAAGTTACCAAAGATATGTTGAGTGAGGAAAACCTCAACCAACTTTCCGAGGCATTCGAACAGCAAGTCGATAAGATTGCTGAAGAGCGAGCTAAGCTACAATTAGAGGGTCTTGCAGTAAAAATTGATGAAGATCACGCTGCTAAAGTTGAAAAACTTGTAGAAGCTATCGACCGCAATCACTCTGACAAGCTCATGAAGGTAGTTGACGCTATTACCGAAAATCATACTCACAAATTACAAGCAGTAGTTGGTAAGTATGAGAAGGCTCTTAACGAAGACGCAAGTACATTTAAAAACACTCTTGTTGAATCAATCTCAAATTATCTTGAGGTTTATTTAGAAGAAAACATGCCAAGTGAAATGGTCGCAGAGGCTGTTAATAATAAGAGAGCTATGAATGTATTAAGCGAGTTAAGAAATATGCTTTCAATTGATTTAGTCTTAGGTCAAGAGAATATTAAGTCTGCCGTTATGGACGGTAAGCAAAAACTTGATGAGAGCGCTCAATCAATTGCTAAATTGAAAAAGCAAAACAGAATTCTCGCTGAGAAATTCGAAAGAGCAAAATCAGATTTAATCCTTGAGAAGAAAGTCAGCGGTTTAGCCGAAGATAAACAGTCTTATATTAAGAGAGTTTTCGAAGGCAAGACTGCCGAGTTTATCGCTGAAAACTTTGATTATACATCCAAGTTATTCGATAAGCAAGAGCTCAAGAAGATCGAACAGTTAACCGAGCAAGCTAAAGAGCAGTCTATTTCCGCTAAGGTTGATAGACCAGTCGTAGAAGAAAGCACTCAAGTTGTTGAAGAGAGTGCTGATAGTTCTCCTGACCATCCATTAACGAGAACTTATATGGATGAGCTTGGTAGATTCTAATTAAAAAATTTATCGTTGAGGCACAAGCCTGATTAAGTATAAAGCTTATTTTAAAATTTAAAATTAAAAAAATATATGAACAAGATTAAACCATCACAGTCCTATATTTCTCCTGATAGAGCTCAAGCTCTCTTAGAGAAATGGTCTCCTGTTCTTGATTTTAATTCCAAGAACGTAAAAAATATCGAAGACGATCACACTCGTCTTAACACGGCAATCCTTCTCGAAAATCAAGAGAAGTGGTGTATTGAAGAAAACGCAAACTTAGCTGGCGGTACCGGTGGTGTCTTTGGCGGTGCTTATGCTGCTAACGGTGGTATGGGCTCCTACGGTGGCGCAGTCGGTAATGCTTCTGGTGATACCAATGCAGATTGGTACGCCACAGGTGACGCTCGCTTACCTAAGATCCTCATCCCGATGATCCGTCGTACCTTCCCTGAGTTAATCACAAATGAAATCGTTGGTGTTCAGCCAATGTCTGGTCCTGTTGGATTAGCATTCGCTTTACGTTACAAGTATGACAACGAAGTCTTAGGTGATCAGATTACTGGTAAGTACAATGACAACAACGGTACAGTTCCTCCATATCCATGGCAAGGAGCAGCCGCTGGTGACGGAACTGGTAATACTGGTTCCTTTGGTCATTCAGTTTCTGGTGAAATGGGTTACAACTATCTTGACACTCGCTTCACTGGTGCTTCTTCTGCTGACTTAGCAAACTATAGCTCCAACTCCGACTTCGCCATTATCGACGAAGATCAAGGTGTTGCTCAGTTATTAGCTAATTACGAATTCACATCCAGAATTCCTACAGCTTCTATCTCCTTCGAGAAGACAGCTGTTGAAGCTGGTACTCGTAGATTAGCAGCTCGCTGGTCCGTTGAATTAGAGCAGGATCTTAAGAACATGAACGGAATTGATATTGACGCCGAGTTAACCAATGCAATGAGCTATGAGTTACAGGCTGAAATTGACCGTGAAATGGTCATCAGAATGATCCAAGTTTGCTTACGTTACTCTGGTAATGGTTCATTAACCACATGGTCTGCTTCTGCTGCAGATGGTCGCTGGTTAGCTGAGCGTAACAGAGACTTCTATCAGAAGCTTATTGTTGAAGCAAACAGAATTGCTGTTCGTAACAGAAGAGGTGCTGCAAACTTCATTATCGCTACTCCTAGAGTTTGCGCTATCCTTGAAGCACTTCCAGAGTTCAGCTGGATGACAGTTGACGGTAATGTTAATACTCAGCCAACCGGTGTTGCTAAGGTCGGTTCTGTTGGCGGTAGATTCCAAGTCTATCGTGACACAAGAACAGATGCTCAGAACCTCGCTGGTAGAAGAACAACTGTTGAGTACGCTCTCTTAGGCTATAAGGGCCCTGAGTTCTACGATACAGGTATTATCTACTGTCCGTACATCCCAGTTATGGTACAACGTACAATTGGTCCTAACGACTTCGCTCCACGCGTAGGCTTGCTTACCCGTTACGGTGTTGTTGACAACATCTTCGGTGCTAACTTGTACTACAC